CCCTTGAAGTCATCTCCATACGTGATTGCCGCCACAGCCTTTCGAAAATCTTGTGCTTCGGGGCATGCATGGAAAAAACCCATACGGACATATAGAGAATTGGCAACACTGTTGATGTTCACAGTGATATTGTTGCCTGAGGTGTTCATGTTGTACGCCATAATCATGGTGCCATTGTAGTCCATCAAGGGATGGATGATGTCTGCAATCATAGCATTCATCATCTCCAAATCATACTTACTGTAACTACACAATTCCGCAATATCAATAAACGACTGCAATACTGCATACGTCATTTGCGAATTCATGCGCACGTCATATTTGGAATAATCCCATGCAATAACACGCCCATCCTGGGCATATTTTTCTGCATGTGACATCAACACATCCCATTGATATGAAAATGCATTCACACCAACGGCAGACTCTGACAATTCCGGGCATAAGGACAATACACGTGCAATTGGTAAGAACCAACGACGTATACCCATACCCAAAGCAAGTGCTACAGCTTGGAAAACGCGAACTTTTTCGGAGGTTGTATTAGTGGCTTCATCTTTCAATGTAGCCGTGGCAACCGGATAAGCTCTCTCATTGCGTTCCCAGCAAGCGATGCAGCGTTCGTACTCCGTTATGATATCAGCATCAGGAATACGATCCTCGCAATGTTCTCCCACCATTATGTAGGTAAACTTTTTCTTCTTCGCCCCAAAGACGGGGTAACCCATGCTTGTATTCATGGGTATTGCATCAAGAAAACGCTTCCCTGGCACTCCCATTATAATTTCCTTGAGAGTTAATGGTCGGACTGGATCATTTTGATTATGTTCGATTGCAAATTTCTTGATTGGTGCCAGCCAATCTCGTCTTGCCCTTTGCAAAAGAGAAGGTACAAACATTTCAGAAGGATTTATAATATGCTCCAATGTCGCATTGAAAGCCTTCCAATTCGGTTTGAGTTTTGGTGGTCCCCAACAACTTTTGATGTTGAATAATTCTTCAGCATCTTTTTTGAGAATTGAAGGAATCACCTGACTCTTTGCTTCCATTCGCAATCGTGTCGAACCAATGACGTCGATTGCGGCGTTCTCATCCAACTCCTTAATGAACTTTGCATTAGGATGCACGTCAGATGAGGCAACTACTCTCTTTCCATATTGAGTGTCTGGCAGCGCCGTAGCAGCTGCCATACCACGTATGCCTGGTAAAGCGAGAAGTTTGTTTCGCAATGTCAAAGCTTGATTTTGGGTAACAGTCATCATCACGCCGTACTTCTTCTCAGGGTTTCCCCCAATATGAAAGCCGGCGACAACAGGCTGTTTATCCTCCGTAACCAACATTGACATGCATGTTCCTGTGGAAGCTTTTGATGAGGTGTAACAACCTCCTTGCATGGTCAAATATTTATGACCATAATTCCCGTGTTCAACTGTCAATCGTTCATGACTTAATTGCGCTTTTTCATCACGCATCATCATAGTACAAATTGAATTTCCACGAGTTGGTACCAACGGCAAAAATTTCTTTATGTTGTTGGCAATGTCGGGGCATCTTTCTACAAAACACTCAACCATGTCCAAACCTTCAATCGAAACTGCGTTGTGATCCAACTCAGCCACAAACTTGAATTTACTGGTTTTCTTGTCAGAAGAACGGTAAACCTCACCGCGGACATACTTTACTGGTTTTGCAGTCATATCAGACTTGGGATAAAAAACGTGCAATGGAAACCATACATACCCTTTTTCAGGATAAATAATATTACATCTGGTTTCTGTTCCATCGGATCGTGTAAAATGACACCACCCTTGGTTTTTCTCTCCGGTCTTCAAAACATGCTCGGGTATCGCACCCGTGACAGAGGATACGGATTTCCATCCTATCTGTTGCGCCATATAACCAAACCAACCAGGTTGGTTGTCAATATCTTGTGGCGTCATAGCGGCAGGTTCAGCCTTCAAACGTTGATCATTCCACATTTTAATGAGTTTTACACCCAATGCCAACGTGGCAACAAACAATACACCTTTTGGAAACTTACCATCGCGTACTCTCTTCGCGTAATCAGGCAAAGCGTCTCTCTTACGAGTATACGCATCCTGAATCTGTTTTAGTCTCACCCGGTGCCAGAAAAATCCTAACACCGTAGTAGACCACAATGATGCAACACCAGATGCACCGACGGCTTTATTTCCTCGGATTAAACCGTATCCGCACATAGCCAGTCCTACCGCTCCGGCAATCCGCAATGGGCGCCGTATATCATAATACGCGGATGCGCTTTGAAAAGCGACAACTGACTTTTGAAACACCCTGGTTTGAAACAACCAATCGGGTGTAATGGCTACCAGTAGTGGTGTACCCTTGTCATTCATTTCTCTCTGAATTTCCCGGGCTAACTTGTGTACAGCCATTTTCTTTATTGGTGCGAAACCTACGCACCAGTTCAGAAGATCCACCGGACGTGTCCACGATTTGAAGTAATTGTCAACAGCACGCTTTGCTGCAGAAGTTATTACATCTGACAACATATCAATAGCGTGCGGCTCAACTTCTTCCTTGGCCACCTCTGGCATGCACCTGCAAAAATCAGGATACTGCTTACATCGTTTACAAAACTTTGTTCTCGCAGATTCCTTTGATTTTCTTAGAAGTGCATCCTGCTCCTCTTTGTGATCTTTTGACAATTGAATGATCACACGCAAATAATCCCGTAATTCCAGTTTTTCACAGTATATCACAGAACCATCATCCATTTGAACGTTCAAGATCTTAAAACGGTAACCCGTCTTGCCTTTATTGAACTCAAATGTTTCAACTTCTTCAATTGTCAAATCCCAAATATCTTGGACCAAAGATCTTGATCCTTTGATGTCGGGATGTTTCTTGTTCAAAACAAGACTGCCGGGTGTACGATATTCCTCACGGACTTTTACATCAACATGATAAAATCGTCGCAAAATAGATTCTGGACAATTCGAGTACTCCCGTGCACCCAAATCTTTCACGTTAGAAGTGACAATACCACACTTAAAATCGATAAAAACCATTCCTTTCGAATTTAATTCAGCCTTGATGGCTTGTGCTGCAACGTTGTTAAAAAACTTGATAATGATTGCAGTGTGAGGATTATCCTTCTGAAAATCAGCCTTGGTGTTATTCAAATCATCTAAGAAAACACCAAGAATATCGGATGTGTAAGTGGAATTGTATTTGTCAAACATATCCATTGTGATAATGCGACTATCGTCCACTTCACCTTCCGAATTAGTGAAGTCCATTGCGGCCAAGCATTGGGTCATCGTCAACTTTCCCAATGTGGACTTTCCAACAGATGTTCCTCCACAAAGGGAAAAACCTATTGGTGAAAAACGCAAATCAGTATTCTTTCGTTTTGCGGCAAGTTTTTCCATAATTGCCACTAATTCTGAATAGCGCTTCTGTAACCATAAAGCTGTTGGTCCATCATTTTTTGCTGCTTTCATAGCGCACGTTTTCTTGAAAACGGTGTTGAGTTTGTTCTCAAAGTCACCAAGATCATCAAGATTTCCAGCGACTGCAGCATCGGCCTTTGCAAGCACGTAATCACATGCTTCATTGTACTCCTGAATTTTCACATCGGAATACAAAAGTGGTGCGAGTGAACGTGTTTCAAAACACTTCCACCCGACTTCACATGTCCACACAAACGTTTTGACCAAGGCATCAATGACATCTACTGCCATCAATTGTTCCTTGGCTGCTTCAAGCGAAATGAGTTTAAGTCCGAAAGGACTCCACTCAATTTGTTTAGTGGTACACACGGTCAACGACATCGCGGCAGTGATCAAATAGGAAATCTTCTTAAAGATAGTGTTCGTCTTAAAGAGTTCCCATTTGGTCAATACATCGCGACCTGACCAATCTTCCCAACCATGCGGTTCAACCTCTTCGGCGGGACAAGCCGTTGTCACTTCATCAATTATTCGATATAAATCCATGACAATACTCCTCTTTTTGGAGTACATTTTTGCATAGGATGCAACAGACATAAAAATATCCATGAAAGATTGTGCTTTGTTTATTTGGTAGCCAAGTATGGCTAAATTCTCCAAATGGCCCAACCATTCGTCTATTTGCTCCCCTTCCAATCCTTCTGCAAAGGAATCAGCTGCACCGATTGACTTCAACAAGCTTGCCATCTGTGCATCGCCCTTATCATAGGGCTTGGCGGCGTTCGCAATGTGAGCCATTCTATTCCGTTCTTTGACGGATTCTGTGGCGTTCGAAAACTGTCCACTAATGCTATCATCATCCTCATCAACCGTTTCAGGTTCTGGGGGTGATGACGGTGCAGTGCCCACCTCCTGTACGGGTGGGTTCACTGCATTACCATGATCCTCCTCTTCCAAAGTGTGAGGTTCAACGTCCCTCTGGTCCACTTCCAATCTCTTTTTCCTGGCTCTTTCTCTAGCAAGTCGACGACGCGTCTCTTTGACGTTTCGACGACCTGAAACATGTTTGTGATATAAATCACGACGTTCCTCCTTCATATCCATACCAGATTCTATACTGGCTTCCTTCTCTTCGGGGTCATCACAAAATCTTCGAAACTCTCGGATCTCCATCGGGGATCCAAGTAAATCAAAATCATTTGCGGTAGCTCCAACATCAGTTGAAGTGCGAACATCCTGTTCTGCGTGATTTCTGCTGTCACGCGCAGCGTAAAGTGGAGACATTGACTGCGTGCTCTCCATACACCAGTGTTTGCTAAAAGAAACGGAATTTTGACGCTCCCGAAGGACTGCGCTACCAAGGGGTGTAAACCCAAGATACTAGTAATTGTTATGCTACGCATTATTCATGCTTTGGGTCTAGCAATATATCATTTAAAACCCGTTATCAGACGTCAACGCTACGTTGTACACTCTCTACAATCTCCTGTAGACTCCGAATAGATTACTGGCCATCCAAATCTTTTCCTATACTACATAAGTGATATTCGCTATTGAAAATGAGTTCTCTAGTCTCACACTTTCCAATAAACCAGCTCTCCTCAAAAGAGGATTGCCATAAGCTGGCGCAAACTTTCTCATCTTGCAAGTTTCATTGGTGGTTTTCTTTCTAACATCATCATAAGATTCGTAAAAAGTCCTATACAATTTTGCTCTTTCTGACCTTCATCTCCTGGTCTGGTGGGGATAAAACCCACAACTGACCAAAAGGCCGAACATTGGGTTGCTTCCGTAAACAAATGTCTACGACACGGATTTCCTATGGTACCGTCGTTTAGATTATTCTAAAAGAATACTGCAAAGTACAACCCCCGCAGTTTGTAGCATATTTAAGTTCGCACGCTTGCTAAGCGCGCACAAGTTGTTGTGGTCGAGTCCATGAATAATATTCATGACGCGGATTCAATATACCGCCGTTTAGATTGCTTCAAATGAAGCACTGCATAATACGACCACGCAGTTTGACATATTTAAGTTCCAACGCTTGCTAAGCGCTGACCAGTGGATTTATCAATTTTTGCCCCAATAAAGGGGAGGTGTTTCTTCACCCGAAAACATCGTCAAATGGCATTCAACTGCATCAAATACATTTAGATCACTCGAAAGTAAATCTTAAAATGTAATGAACACAATTAAATAACAAGTCTGACTGCACGTCTAATAAGACGTGCAGCCAG